CTTGGGCCACCTCTGTTTCGAAACTTTGATTTCTTGTGGTCGACTCTTACGGAACCTGCCGCCACCTGCCAGATAGGTGAGATTTGCGCACATCGATGCATATGCGCTAATCTCCCTGTTGGCGGCGAACAGGTCTCCTGGTTGCGGTTCATCAATTCGCTTGTCATCGAGCCAAGCGCGCACCTGGGAGACCCGTTCACGGAACTCGCGTCTAGACGCGGGTACCGCCGGGTAAGTAAGAGTCGAAACGTATCTGGTTGGGTCATGTGCCCCATCATGCGCGGTGTTTTCACACAGGTACAACTCGAACAAAGCTGCGCGACCAGCTGCCGGGATTCTGAGCCTCCCCTTACAGGGATGCCCCAATCCTCCGAGCACAGCCGGAAGTTCAGGGTACCTACGCTTCTTCGTTGCGATCACTCGTTGTTTCCGGTACAAAGTCCGGGCACAACGAGCCAAGCGGTTGAACGAAGTTGCGTCCACGCCATGTTGACACATGACCCCATTACCGTCACGGACGAATTCCTTCAAGGAAGCAGGTCTAAAAGATCTAAGACCACCCCCGTTGGTAAGGGCGTAGGCCTCGCAGAACACGAAGCCTATCTTAGATCTGAAAGACGTTCCTTGATGGAGCTCGCTACCTATTGCAGAGGCTCTCTGCGCGTAGGTAGAAACGTTTTGGGGATGAGTGAGCGCAGCGAGGTCATCTCCGCAGATGATCCTACGCTTGCCCAACAACTCACTCATCCAGTGATTGAGGAGCGACAATATCGAGAAGGAACAAGGAGTACCCATAAGGGATCCTCGAACCTTCGGGACATCAACGGTCTCCCCATCCTCATTCACACCAAAACGCTTTCCGAACTCCTGCCATGTTTGCTGCGTGAGCTGCGACTTGCTGTAACGGACATAATGCACATCAGGACCAACTCCGAGATTGCTCTCGAGTTCGGCACAGAGGAACGCTGGGAGACCAGCCTTTCTCAGGCCCCTGATGACAGCCAAGATGGCATCATGTCCGAAACCGTCAGTCGCCCTGGTAAGGTCTGCCGAGAGGTAGACCATACCGGGCACCCACGACCCGATTCTCTGAAGGATCTCGTCTTCCGTATGCGGAGCATAAGGAAGGATCTGAGGGATCCTAGAGAGGAGGGCCGGCCAAAGGACTTGCCTAACAAGGTCACCTTGGGCAAACACACTGGCAGG